TGTAAAGATACAGGTGGATGGACTCAGTAAACAGTCTTTGGTGCTCCTTGAACAGGTCAGAACGATTGATAGGAGCAGAGTGAAAGAAAGAATTGCGATGTTAGATGCAGACATAATGACACAAGTCGACAAGGCTTTGAAAGTCAGCATCGCATTGGAATGAAGCGAGAAGAGAAATGGAGGAGCAGGTTATGGACGAACAACTGAAAACAAAAGTGGAACAGATTATGGAAGAAGGAAATGTTGGATATGCATATTTATATCCAAGTAGCGGTGCAGCTAGCCAGGAATTCGTTTTCGGCATGACACCGAAGAACATTGCATACTTTCTAGGTAATAACTTTTTGAAGGCAAGAAAAATGATACTGACGGATTGTGCTGATAGATTGATTTTAGATACCTGTGGAGGTTTTGTCGATCATTGTCCGAATCAAGAGCTGCTTTCGAAGATTCTTCCGATTCTGGCTCCAATACAAATGGGAGAGAAAGAGGCAGAAGACTTTCCAATCGTAACAAGAGATGAATATGAAGAATATGGTCGTTGGGAAGAGGAACAGGTTACGATAGCAGAAATGTCGATGGGATAGAAGGATGTGAGCGGTATATGGGAACAGAAATTAGTGCAAAAGAGGTTCGATATAAAATGGCAGATCACATGCTAAAAAAGATGCAGGAAAGTGGTCTGATAAATCAAGAAGAATACGATAAAATAAGGCTTTTAAACATGGAAACCTTCATGCCGGAGATGGCATGTTTATATGCTTAAAAGATAAAAAAGTATATCCGATAAAACGCTAGATATATAGAAAAATGTGTGGTATTGTGTGTTGCTAACAGGAGAGTATCTTCTGAAATTTTAGAGGAAAGGAGGAAGCAAAGTGGCAAAAAAGATAACGGTAATAGAGCCGTTTCGAGATGACATAAGGGTACTAAGAAAAAAGAAACTTCGGGTTTGCGCCTATGTCAGAGTCAGTACAGGAAGCGATGCACAGGCAAAGTCATTTATCACAATGATGACCTATTACACAGAATTGATAGAAAACAACCCGGAATGGGAATTTGTAGGCATCTATGCAGATGAAGCAATTACTGGAACAAGAGTAGATAAAAGAGATGAATTTCAAACTATGATACAGGAATGCGAGAAAGGAAACATCGACTTAATCTTAACTAAGACAGTAACAAGATTTGGCAGAAATACATTAGAAACGCTTCAGACAATTCGTAGGTTAAAAGCACTAGGCATCGGAGTTTATTTCGAGAGTCAGAAAATCAATACACTTACAGAAAAAAGCGAAGTGTTAATCACACTTTTGGCATCGATAGCACAGGGAGAATCGGAAGATTTTTCAGGTAACAATAAATGGGCAGTGAAAAAGCGATTTGCAGATGGAACATTCATATTATCAGTGCCTGCTTACGGTTATACAAAGGACGAGAACGGTGAGCCGATTATTAAACCCGATGAAGCTGAAGTGGTGAGAAAGATATATACGCTATATCTGCAAGGGATGGGTTGTCGAAAAATAGGACAATTATTAGACGAAGCTGGCATCCCAACAATCCGTGGTGCAAAATTCTGGCATGAAAACGTTGTGAAGGGAATTCTGACAAACCCTATGTATTGCGGAGATCTGCTGTTGCAGAAAACAATTACCACTCAACAATTTCCTTTTAAACAGGAAATGAACAAAGGACAGGCAGATCAGTATCTCATCGAAGATAACCATCCGGCGATTGTTTCTAGAGAACAGGCGCAGGCAGTGAAAGAACTTATGGAATACCACGTGGGTTTGGTGAAGGCAGATGGAGAACAGAGCAATAACAGATATACTTTAAGTGGAATTATTGTGTGCAAGGAGTGCGGAAAGCACTTCCGAAGACAGAAAGTAGATGTTGGAAAACCATACGAGAGAATTATATGGACATGCAGGCAACATATACATGACATAAGATTGTGTGAGATGAAAGCAATTCGCGAAGATGAATTGCAGAATGCTTTTATAGCGATGTGGAATAAGTTGTACACCAATCAGGGTGTGTTACTAGAACCACTCTTAGAAGGGTTGAAGCAGTTACCATACAGCAGAGAAGATGCTGAAGAATTAGAACAATTAGATAATGAAATCAGAGAACTGACGGAGCAGTGCCGTATCCAGAACCAATTAATGGAAAAAGGATATATGGACACTGCTCTTTTTTATGCAGAACAGAATCGTCTCATGTGTCGCGTATCCGAATGCAGAAAGCGGAAGAATGTGCTTCTGATTCGTAAAAAAGGATGTAAGGAGATTGTAAAAACGGAACAACTGATAGGACTTCTAAAAACACAAAAACAATGCATGAAAAAATTTGATGAGGACTTATTCAAGATAACGGTAGACCACATAGAAATAACGAAGGAACACGACATCATTTTCTGCCTACATAACGGGCTGAGATTAATAGAAGAAAACAAAATAGAGGAAAGGAGTTGATGATATGCAATGGCACACACCAATGGGATATAGCGTCAGGGATGGAAAGATAGTGGTTGATGAAAGACAGAGCGGCATTGTTAGACAAATCTTCATAGATTATGACAGAGGAATATCAGCAGTGCAGATAGCGAAAACGCTTATAGACAATGGAGTCCCAAATAAAAATGGACAGGTGAAATGGACACACGCAACAGTAGGAAGAATCCTTGAAAATCATAATTATTTAGGCACGGAGCATTATCCGCAGCTGATTGACACAGAGCTTTTCACAAGAGTGCAGGCATCACGTGAAGAGAAAAGACAAAGTTTAAGCAGAGGGAAGTATCGACCGAATAAGCAGGAAACAATCCTGTTCAGCGGAGTGATACGATGTGGAGCCTGTGGAGAATCTTATGCACACCATGCACCAAAGAAAGAGCATCAAGAGGCGAAGTGGAAATGCAAAAATTATGTGTACCACAATCAACTTTGCTGCGTGGGTGGATTTATAAGCGACAGCGAGGTCATGGAAGTATGTGTTAAGGTAATCAACCAGATTTTACAGGATAAAGAACTGATATATCACACGCCGGAAGTAAAGGACACAGTGACACCAAGATACAGTCAGCTTGACAAGATGGTCAAACAGATGAGCGACGCAGGGTACGAAAAAATGAGCGTCATTATGATGGACAGAGCAGCGGAAAGATACCTCACCTTAGAGGTGCGGGATGCGGATGAACGGACAGAATTTATGATGGAGGCGATTGGTGAAGCAAGTCAAATAGAGAGTTTCGATGAAGATTTATATAGGAAACTCATTAAAGAGATTATTGTAAACAAGGATTCAACGGCAACCGTAGTTTTTTACAATGGAAGTAGATTGACAACTGAATATGGACAAAAGAAGAGTGCTGCAGTCTACATCCGGAAAGGAGTAGGAGATGGCAGCTAGTGCAGTAAAGACAACAAAGAAGATAAGCGTAATTCCTGCCAATCCGTTATACGACAGGAGAATAGATGCATCCAAAGTCAGACTTCGAGTTGCTGCATACTGTCGAGTCAGTACCGAGCAGGAAGAACAAGAAGGAAGTTATCAGGCACAGGTTGAATACTACACGAATAAGATAAACGACAATCCATTATGGATAAACGCAGGAATTTATGCGGATGACGGAAAGAGTGGAACAAACACTAAAAAGCGTGATGACTTTCGAGCTATGATACGGGATGCACTGGATGGAAAGATAGACATCATACTAACGAAATCCATTGCCCGATTCGCAAGAAACACAGTAGACACACTAAGCATTGTAAGAAAACTGAAAGAGAAAAATATAGCAGTTATCTTTGAAAAAGAGAATCTTAATACATTAGATGCAACGAGCGAAATTGTCCTAACAATTCTGAGTAGTATGGCGCAGGACGAAAGCCGCAATATCAGTGAAAACGTAAAATGGGGAATTGCAAGAAGATATGAAAAAGGCATAGTATTGGTCAACCATAAAAGATTCATGGGTTATACAAAAAATGAGAATGGTGAACTGGTAATAGTGCCGGAAGAAGCAAAGACGGTGCGACTTATCTTCAGATTGTATCTGGAAGGTGCAAGCCTGCGAGATATAACACACGAGTTACAGGAAAGGGGCATTAAGACGGTAAGCGGAAATGATGTGTGGCAGTCAAGCGTTATCGAGCGAATGTTAAAGAATGAAAAATATATGGGTGATGCATTGCTTCAAAAGACCTATACAACAGATTTTATGACAAAGACAAGGGTAAAGAACGAAGGAATTGTTCCACAATATTATGTGGAAGGAAATCATGAGGCAATCATACCGAAACCGATATTTTTCCTAGTGCAAGAGGAATTATACAGACGTGCCGGATTAAACAAATCGGCAGTCACAAGAAAGAAAAATCAAAAGAGTAAATACTCATCACAATATGCATTGACAGGAATCTTACTGTGTGGAGACTGCGGACAAGAATACCGCAGAGTTACCTGGGCAAGAAATGGGAAGAAAAAGATAGTGTGGAGATGTAGTAACCGCCTGCAGAACGGAACGGAAAAGTGCGGAACATCACCAACCATTGAAGAAGACGTATTACACAACTCGATTATGAAAGCCATTAACAGAGTGGCAAAAAACGATGGTGATTTTATCGGAGCCTTCAGACAGAATGTCATGCATGTCATTGGAAGTTA